AAAAGATGGGGTTGTAGTCGTTGATACAATACGACTAAACCAAGGTTACAACATAGGTTATAACTATGCTGATTTCCCACTAACTCAAGGGGTTTTATATGTTTATTCCCCTACTGGTAGCGATGACTCAGCAACGTTAGAAACTTTTGGCACAAGTGTGTTTTTAGTGTATGAGCAGAACGAGTAGCAATCAATATATAGGAAGGCCAGAAGGTGTGCCCTATTTTGGACGCACATATCAGCTATTCTTTTATGATCAAACAGGATTGCTTGTGCATAAGATTGTGAGTGATGAAAGCAATCAGTGGTCAGGTTTGAAAATAGAATTTGATTTAACGCAAAACTTTGGTTTTGTTAACCAAGCTGCAACGATTAACGTTTATAATTTAAGTGGTGCAACAAAACGTTTAATAGAAAATGCTGCGATTGTGACGTTATACGCGGGTTATCAATTAAACTTTGGATTTTTGTATCAAGGGAATATTGTTAACGTTTACGATTTAAGACAACAACCAGACTATATTTTACAGTTGATATGCTTAGATTATCAAAGGCAGTACTTACCTGTTTCGCTTTTAATACCAGAAGGCACAACTATTGCCAATGCTGTAAAAATGTTTGCAGGGTCTGTTCAAGATGTCCAATTTAGTTTGAAAAATATGTACAACTTACCTGATGCTACAACAACAGAAGATATTCATTTCCCACAAATGGAGTACACGCAAGCGATGAACAAGCTTGGCGATCTTTTGGGTTTAAGAATTTGGATTAAGAACGCTCAGATCTTTGCGATACCCATTAACGCGATTGAACAGTCTGAGAATTCAGAAATAATAGAAATTGATTACACCACGGGAATGGTTGGTAGCCCTACATTTGACCTTGCAAACTCAGGTGTTATGGTAACAACGCTTTTAAATAACAGGCTTGTTCCAGGTAATTTGATTCAGATAAAAACGCAAAACCCACAAGTACAAGTCAACGGGAATGTGTTTGAAAAATTTGACCAATCTTTGATTACGCGCGGGCAGTGGATTGTTTATTCAAGTCAGCATAAAGGATGTAACAGGGAAGACTCATGGACGACTTTCGTTCAGGCTTACGCATTCTCACCACTAGGGACTAATGTGCTATGAAAATGTTACAGGCATTACATGATCAAAGAACCGCGGTTGATTTATTGATCCAGACAAACTTAAACAATATCAACACTTGTGTGTTAGCAAAGATAGTGACTGTGACAAGTGGAGAAAAAAAGGTTGAGGTTGAAATACTGTCTAAACGTTCGTATATCGATGAAAACAACGTTAGGCAATACGTTCAATTAGACAATATCCCAGTAAGACTGGCCTACATGAAAGGTTTTGTGCCAACAACAAAAGTTGGTGATTATGGTTTGTTGATTGTGTCGCAAACATCGATAGAACCTTTTTTAAGTGGAAAGCCTGATAGCCCTAGAAAGTACGATATTTTAGATGGCTTCTTTGTTCCCCTTGTTTACGCTGATGCGCCCAATATGACGGATTTAAACATATCAAGTGCAACGGGAGAAGATATCAATCTAACGACTGGGAAAGATTTAGATATCGCAATCACTGGAGCGCTTAACATTACGAAGGGAGCCAATGAGCTTGTGTCTATTCTTGGTAACCTTGCAAATACTTGTGCAAATATAACAGTTAACACAACAACTGGCGTACTGAATACAGGAAGCATAGATGCTTTGCTTGCAATACGCGATCAAATACAGGCATTCACATCATGATCAATTTAGCTTTACAGAATGGCGATTTATACCTAGAGGGTGGTCAAATCGCAACGGTTACCAAGGGTGCAGAAGTGGCACAAACATTAAAAAATAGGTTATCTACTTTTTATGGCGAGTATTTTTTAGATCAAACGTATGGTGTTGTTTATATCCAAACATTACAAAATAAAGCAAGTTTTGATGCGCTTAACCTTTCCTTGCGCGGGACAATTGCAGGTACTAAAGGTGTTGCGTCGATTGATTCATTCCAAACAAGTTTAGATAGGATCAATAGAATTTATAGATTAGACGCATCAGTAACAACAACCTATTCAGATCAAGCACAAATTTCACAGAATTACGGGGTTTAAATGAGTGTAACTATTCCAACCATTGAACAAATCGAATCAACACTGCAAACCGTTTTTATTAACTCGTTTGGCTCAGATTGCAACTTTGACCCATCCACACCGTTTGGGCAGCTTGTTAGCAATTTATCAGCAGCAATTTTTGAAGTATGGGGAGGGATACAGGTTGCTTATAGTTCTTCACGAGCAGATCAAGCTACTTATTTGCAATTAGACGGCATTGCAACTTTGCTAAATATAAGCAGAGATTCAGGGCTTAAAACAATTTGCTACTCATGCACATTGACGGGAACAGATGGGACAGTTATACCGTTAGGGTCTCAAGCGTCCGACGCAAACGGTATTATATTTGAGAGTGCAAACGAAGCAACAATTGTAGGAACAACCGCAACAGTAGATTTTGTCAGTGTTGACCCAGGCGAGTTCTTAGTGCCTATTAACACCCTAACTAGTATCGTTTCTGCCGTTTCTGGATGGACTGCGATAACAAACCCAACCGCTGGTAAAGATGGGTCAGGTGCTCCAAAAGATAATGCGTTTAGGCAAAGTATTTTGACAGAATCACAAAACATGGCCTATGGGTTGCAAGGAGCAATAAGGGCAGGGATTGAAGGGGTTGACCAAGTTATCAGTGCTTATGTATTTTCTAACAATACGACGACAACTGCACCAAGCCCTTTTTTAAACCCACCACATACAGTCATACCCGTAGTTTATTACAATGATGTTAGTATTGAAACGGATATTGCCAACGCTATTTTTACAAGATTAGGGTGCAATGACACAGCAACATCTACAGCGGGTGGAACACAAAAAACGGTTGATTTAGATATAAACGGTTTTACTTTGCCAATCAATTTTTTACAAGCTGAAAAAACCCCCGTGAATTTTATTTGTGTGATTAAACAAGATAGCAGTTTCACCGCTCAAAACGTGACCGATATAACTAACGCAATCAATAATTACATTACAGACAACCCAGAAATAAAAGGCACGCTTGTATATTCAAAACTTTATGGGGTAGCTATGAATGCGGCACCTACAGCAGTTTTTGAAGATTTCTACATGTCTACTGCAACAACTCCTACATCTGTTGATGTTGTCCCATTAGAAGCTAATTTTTGGGAAGTTTTCATTCCTGGCACAGTGAGTTTTGAATATGGCGCTTAATAACGAAATGGAACAAATCGAGTACGGCAAATTCATTTTAAATTTGTTGATATCGCAATACCAATCAAAAACTAAGATGCCTGCGCTTTTGCAAAACTTTGGTGATCTTATTTTTGACCCTATGGAACAGGCGATATTTAACATTTATAACATGTGTGATATTGATACAGCTACAGGGAATAGCTTAGACGCTGCTGCTAGTTTGATTGGATTGCCTAGAATGTCTATCCGTATTTTAGCTGATGCGTGGGTATTGGATGAAACCCCGTTTACTGGTTACCGTTTTGGTGATCAAGATTACGTGGAATTTGAAGAATGCCCAGACGACATTTTTAGAGACTGTATAAGATCATACGCTTATACACAAACGTGCTACGGATCATTGAACGATGTTTTAATCACAATTGGCTATTTGTTAGGGATTGATTCAACAACGATAACCATTGCACATCCTGATATTAGTCAATGGACTTTAACAATCCCAGATAGCACCAGCATTAGTTTGGGTAGGCGCTACTTATTGGGTATTGGCGGGAACGATTATAGAACGCCAAACGGTGGCTACTTATGGGCAAGGCCTGCTGGTGTTGTTTTTGATATCGTTTACGCGTAAGGGGTTTTAGATGGCTAATTTTATTTGGGACTCAAATGGCACTAATATGGCAAGGCCTAGTGATGATATTTTTGAAAATGGTTTTGCTTTAGTCGAGCCTGATTGGGTAGAAACTTCACCCAATTACAATTGGATTTTAAATGCAATTACAACCAATGCTGTAAGAACAGGTGATATTGATTTTTTTGCAGGGTCAACAATCCCAGATGGCTTTTTATTATGTAATGGTAACGGGATTTCACAAACAAATAAATATACGTCTGCTACGTTTTACGGGGATGAGTACAAAGACTTGTTTTTTCACCTATGGGAATATTACCCACAATCTCATGTTATACCAAGCGGTAGGGGTGCAAGTGCGCTTGCTGATTGGGAAAATGATTTCGTAGTTTCTTTACCTAATATACAAGGATTCACTCTTGCTTATCCTTCTGATGTTACTGGCAGTGTTTACAATCAACCTGCTGGATCTGTTGTTGGTACATATGCAGTTAGTTTAGCTCCTTCAAATTTACCAGAGCTGCAGTTTGAAATAGTCGAACAAGCGCATTCTCATCAAATGAACAATCAAATATGGGAAGTTGACCCAACAACGATTCAATGTCCTAACAACGGTATTTTAGGTGGATTGATAGGATTAGAAACCCTTGTAACAGAATCAGCTACAACAGGGGTAACAATTCAGCCTTTAGGTAATGCAGTACCTGCCTTGACCTCAACAGCTTCATCTTCTGTGATTGTGAACATAATTATAAAAATATAGGCGATTTAAAATGACTTTTTATATTTGGGATTTTAATCAAATAAATAGTGTTGCACCAAGTGATGATTTACTTTTAGACGGTTACGCAGCAGACACGCCCCCAACGTCTGGTAATACAAATTACACTTTTTATAAAATGACGAACGGCTTAGTGCCTGTCGGTTTAATAAAACCTTTTATTGGTATATCGTCTCAGATACCTGCAGGCTGGCTTGATTTTAGCTCTTATACTTATATCACAGGGAGTCAATACGATTATTTGCAAAATCTTTTTGTGTTACTTTGGAATAGTATGCCTGATTTAACTATAACACCAAACAGAGGGGCGAGTGCTCTTGCTGATTGGGCAGCAGGGAAAAATTTATATTTCCCAGGTGCCAGTATTGCTTCTTTTACTGGTCAAAGTTTGGCTGTAGGAAACCCATATAATGCACCGTTAGGGAAATTAGTGGGATCAAATGAAACGCAATTATCTTTAGAAAACATCCCATCGTTAAACCTTACAATAACCGACCCAGGCCACACGCACTCAATACCGCAGCTTTGGCGTTATGAACCACCGCCAAGAACGAACATTAAGGGTTTTGCGCAAGGGTACGGTATTGAAACAGTTTTAAACCCTGCCGAAACAGGTAGCAGTTTTTTAACTAAGACAGTTGCACCACTTGGGAATACGACAAGAACAGACGGGCTAGGTAATCCTTTCTCAGTAATTCCTCCATCTTTTCAAGTCATTTTTATTATTAAATACTAGAGGTTTAAAATGCCAACGATGCCAACTTTTTGCGTAAACCCAGATAACCGAATTTATCCTGGTGATGATCTTTATTCAAACGGTTTTAAACCTACAACGATAGGCGATAATCGCTGGCTTAATTATATTTTTTGGTACTGTTCCATACATTCACAAATTCCAGTAGGCGCGTTAACATTTAGCTTAAACTCTGTCCGAGACGGGTATTTACCGCTTAACGGGGGTACAATTGGTACTGTTACTAGTGGAGCAACGTATCAAGGTGATGACTATAAAAGCTTGTTTACTGTTATTTGGGGGGTTGCCTTTATTGCTGGTGGACGTGGTGCTAGCGCTGATGCAGATTGGGCAGCTAATAAAACAGCCACGCTGCCTCATTTTGATGGAGTTCAATTGATACTTAATACTGAAACGCAGCCCTATGTTGCAACTGGATCAGAAACGTATGGACTTGTTATGGATGACTTGCCTAAATTACAACCTGTTTTGAATGATCCTGGCCATTCTCACGGACTCGATTCAAGGATTATATCAAACAACGCTAACCATAATATTTATGATGATGGTACTTTTGAAGGATTCAAATTTATTACACCACCACAAACAGGGTCATCAGTAGCGGGGATATCTATCCCTGCGGTTGGTAACATAGGCTCAGCAACGGGCGAAGATTTTAATACAGTGCCACCATCCTTTTTAGGTTATTGGATGGTGAAATACTAAACAACAAGGAGAATAAAAATGAGTTTAAGACCTTTTTCAGTCGGCAGCGACAACAACGGTGCAGTATCTTATACATTACTGCCAGATTCAGATAGCAACAATTACACCGTAACAACAACCGACGAGCAAGTGTTAGCTATCCCTACAACGAACGGGAAAGCAACGGCTGTACTGATTACTCCTGGCTCTGGCGTTGATATGTGGTTTACTTGTAATACAAGTTCAGCTGCAACATCGATTGTAAGTTCAGGGGTAGGCACTCAGGCGCTTGTAACTGGTCGCACGTTTTTTCAGTTAAGCGAAGGATCAACGCATATCCATTACAAAGTAACCGCGCAGCCTGCGATTGTTAGTTTTCAATGGTATGGTTTCCCAACTACATAAAATAGGAGTTAAAAAATGGCTCAAGTGCAATTAACAGATATTTTACAAGATAAAAATGTTCCTGGTATCAACCCAGCTGCAAACTTTGCTGAATTAGACGCTAGGACTAAAGCGGATTTATTGACGGGTGCTCTTTCCTGGGTAGTTGATACTAATACTTTATACGTATACAACGGTACTGCGTGGGTTACCTATCAAAGCTATCTAAACTTAGAACCTTTGTTTGAAAACGGCAATACACCTATTCTAAACCCTGCTACAAACTTTGTAGAATTAGATGCAAGATCTAAAACAAATATAGTGACGGGCTCCTTGTGTTGGGTCATTGATACTAGCATTTTGTACGAGTACAACGGTACGGCGTGGGTCAACCATGAAGACACTCTTTCTTGGACTTCATTATCAGCAGCTAGTGCCAATTGGGGCTCTTCAAATGCTTATATTTCTAAATGTTACAATAATAAATTTGGCGTATTACGTGGTTATTTCATATCTCAAATTGATCAAAACAGTGGTGCAGTTTTTACCTTCCCTTCTGGATATGAACCATTAAACACGGCTCTTCGCGTACCTTGTGGCGCTTTATTAGGCGGATCATCTTATATTATTTATAACGGTAGATTCACTTGGTCAGGTGGTGGAACAACTTTAGCAGTTACACAACCTGGAGTTGTTGCGGGTGATCAAGTTTTTTTCAGCATTAACTACAGGGGTGCTACAACACCTTTTCCAGCAGTACAAGAAGCTGTGCCATCAACCGACACGATAACATTTCGCTTATCTGGCGCTGATGCTGATAATGATATAATCATCTCTTGGATGGTCATTAGAACATTATCTAATACCCCTGATTCTTTACTTTGCTCATCCAATTCAATGACGGCAGGGCGGAAATATAACACATCAGATAGAGTGTACATTGACGGTATTATTTACCCTCTAGCTGTATAAAAAAGGGGTTGATTATGAACGGTTTAAGTGTTAACTTATATGCAAACCTTTTCGGAGATAGCAATAACTCCGAGTATGTACCGCCAGATCTTACTTATGTTTACTTCGGTGAAGATCAAGTAATGTTTGGAGATGATGAGGTTATTTTCGGTTAAGGATGACATGAAAGAAGTCAAGTATATTGTCGTGCATTCTTCGGGGTCATTTGATGAAAAAAAATTCATCGATGCCGAAGAAATACACAAATGGCATTTGCGAGACAAAAAGCCTGGGATAGGCTACCATATTGTCATATTGCGCTCAGGTGCAATAGAAGTGGGTCGCCCGCTCTATTGGTCGGGTGATCATACAAGACAAGTGAACCATTGCTCATGGGGCGTATGCCTCGTGGGTGATCGTCATTATACAGATCCTCAATTAGCGTCCCTTAGAAAAGTAATCAATGACCTTAAATTACGTTCACCTAGTGCTGAGGTAAAGGGGAATTATTATTTTAAAGGTACGCAAAATGAAATTGGCTTTAATGTTGAAAATTGGTGGCAGGGAGTTTGGAAATGATCGATAGAAGGCAGTTAGAAAATCTTATCATCACGCCTAGCTTGCATGCAATCAATATGTATAGCGATAGTGCTAAAACGCTTTTAATCTATACTTGCGCAACTGAGTCCAATTTAGGGACGTTTGTTAAGCAGCAATTTGGTGGCCCTGCTTTGGGTATTTATCAAATGGAAGCTGCCACTTATGAAGATAATTGGCTAAACAACATCAATCAGCGAGAAACGTTGCGCCAGTCTATTCTTAAATCTATCAATTGCATGATAAAACCAGAAGCAGAGCAAATGATTTGGGATCTTAGGCTAGCTACAATTATGGCTCGGGTGCATTATTCAAGATTTTCTGAGCCTATCCCAGAAGCTGGCGACTTTGACGGATTAGTCGAATACTATCATAAATACTGGGCGCCAAACCCAGCTATGACTACGATAGGAAAAGCAAAAGATAGAATACAGACTATTCTTTTTGGTAAAAGATAATGTTTAAAAAAATCTTAGGAACATTTGCCCCTCTTCTTGGTCGCCTTTTAGGTGGTGAATTAGGTGAAGATGTTGTGCGTAAAGTAGCAAATGTATTGCTACCTGGTGAACAAAACCCATCCGAAGAAAGTTTAGAAAATGCTTTAAGAAATATGACGCCTGAACAGCGGGTAGAAATTGAGCGGATCAACAAAACCTATGAAGTCGCGATGGCTGAAATTGGGTTTAAAGACCGTGACAGCGCTAGGAATATGAGTATTGTTAAAAGTGACAATACCACCAAAATAATCATATTTGCTCTTTTTGGCTACTTAATGATTGTGGGTATTCTTGTACCTTTATTCTTTCCTGAGATAGCTGTTTCTGCAATTATTACCGATACAATGATGGACTCATTTAGCACCGCAATAGGTTTTTTCTTTGGTAGGCAATCAAAGTAAAACCTTTTAACTACACAAATTCATAATAAACTTAATGACGCTTTTTATATTATCGTACTTGTCGATGAATTTCTCATCGCTTTTATTCGATAACTCTAAAAGTTGTTCGGGGGTTTTCTGAATTTTTTCAAGATCAAAAAACAAATTGATGGGTATATTATTACAGTTTAAAAGATAATAATCAGGAAACTGCTCGTTTGTTGCAATCAGCACTAAAGCATAGCCATTAAATTGTTTTGTGTGCTCATTTAAAAACTCAACTTGGCCATCTTCAAACTTTATTTTTTCATTAGGATTCGCTATCTTATTCTCTACCCAGAAATGTTTTCCGTTCATGTGGCGTAAGTAAACATCAGGAAAACTTTTTGATACTTTGTTTTCAACACGTTTAACATCTAATTCAATCGGTAAGTATTTTTTAAATTGCCCGTAAAGTTTTACTTCCGTCATCTAATTCCCTTAGAAAAAAATTATTGGGTTCTTTCAAAATCTCGTCACAGATTTTTTTCTTTTTCATCAGGCATTGTACTATATTATTGTCTTGTGTGTCTTTAGCTATTAAGTCCCAAACGATTAAATTGTGTTTTAATCCTATTCTATGCGCCCTTTTCTCGCATTCTTTCCTAAGTCTCAAACTGTGGTCGTTACTATAAAAAACGATATGATGGGCAGCGGTTAAAGTGTGGCCTATTCCAGCGGTTTTAGGCTGGCCGATAAAAAATCTTATTTTGTCATCAGTCATGAAAAGACGCTTAGCTTCTGCTTTGTTATCCTCAGAAACGCCGCCATGATAACTTACTGCTGCATCACCTAATAATTTCTCAAGAAGTTTAATATCTGCGGTAAACCGAGAAAAGATAAGTATCTTGCCCTTAGCAATCTTTATCAATTCTTGAAATGCTAAGAATCGACTAGGGTGTTTTTGAATAGGGTGTAAGGTAGATTTTAAATAATGACCGCCGATTGACTCATCGAAAACAGGTGTTTTAACGTTAAACCATCCAGAAGTTATTTGCTGCATGCGCATGTTTTTAATCATAGCTAACTTTTCACGGCTGATGATTTCCTCAGTTCCAGTGTTAAAGGTAGCAAGACCAAGAACCCTCATTTCATCATACAAACGCCTTTCTTCTTTGGATAAGTCAAAATTCCATCGCTTATAAATCCGGTCAGGAAGATCAATACATTCATCCGCAGTGCACCTGAAAAAATAAGGTTGGATCTTAGCCATCAATTGATCGGTGTTTTTATATGCAATGATATTTTTAAAATAACCTAACTCACAATAAGTGGACTTAAAAGCTGTGTAGCTAGTTAGACCAATAATCTTAGGATCAAGAAACTTGAACGGCATAAAAATTTCATGAGACCCCTCAGCAATTGGGTCACCATCTAAAATACGCTTATACAATATATTTTTGTGGGTACTTAGCTTTATAACTGATTTTGTTCTTTGCGCTGTGGATGTTTTGATACAGGCGCTTTGATCAATGACAAAAAACACACGGCCAGAATCGAGGAAGCATTGAATGTTTTTTAGTGCTGATTTCGTATTCATAGCTTCAATGTTGTACGTCATAACACGAAGGCCGTTTTCAAAACAATAAACTTTTTCGATTTGTTTTTTAAGTTTTTTATCTAGCGTAGATTTCCAAAAGGCGGCCAAATAAGGGCAATTTAAATCTTCGGGGAGCTCGTTATCAACCCAATTTCGATGCACCCCATTTGGCCATGCTAACACGATTAAAGTGTCTATTTTGCCTTGGTTGTATAAGTAGCTTACCGTGTCAAGGGTAACTTTAGTCTTACCTGTCCCTTGTTCCATAAACAAGCCAAAGTTTTTAGCGTCTTTGGATAGCTCAAACCCTTCTCGTTGCTTTAGGTAGAATTCTCTTTTAGGTTGGTACATCGTTAACACTTTCGATTTTATTAAGGGTTTCTGTTGAAACATCGCAATCCCTGGCAATATCAAGCAAAATCTCCGCTATTTGTTTAATTTTATTTTTGTTTTGCTCAGCCGTTACAATAACTTGAGTTAAGTCCGAATCTAATAAAACGGACTCAAAACTACTTTCTAACTTTTGTGTAACAAACGTTTGCCTTGCTTCAAATTCTTTAAAGTATTTTATTTCAGAATCAATCATATCGAATTTTTCTTTCAAATTTTCTGTAAGAATTTGAAAAGGGCTTTTATTCATAGCTTATAATCCTCATTATCCGTTATTTTTTTATATCTCACAACGTTCAACGTCTTAAACCCTTGTGAGCTTTCGCCTAGAATTAAATAGTAATCATTTACTTTGTGTTCATCTTTTAATTGTCTACCCATCGACTGATAATCTTTTCGGTTGAAAACAAGGGTAATTTTACCCGTGTCATCTATCGCCTTACAAAGTAGATAATGTGGGTCACCAGGCATAACCTTACCGCCTCTTTCCACGACTTTTTCAGGTGCGTTGATATTTTTTAAAACCAATTCATCAATCTTAGCTAGAATTAAAAAGGTACCTACTGAGTTTTCTTGTATAGATTCAATCATAGAAATAGGCATTTTTACGCCGTATTTCTCAGGATCATTCAAAACATGTCCCCAGAGTACGCGTGTTTGAAATATAGAATCATACGGAGTGACGCCATCCGTGACAAGCTTTTCTTGTCGTTCTGTTAGATCGATATTGTTTTCTCGCTTACGGATAATTTCCTCAGCGGTTTTAATCCCAACACCTTTTATGTTGGTAAGCGCGCCGACAAGTTTGCCGTCTTTAACTTCCCAATCTAAACGAGATTCTTTCTTATCGTAAATTTTGTATTGATACCCTTCTTTGTCTAAGTCCCTTAAAATCTGAATAGACTGATCTTCATCTTTGGCGTGGCGCAAACTAGCGCAAGCAAATTCTAAGGGGTGATGGGCTTTCAGATACATGCACCAATAGCTCATCATTGCATAGGCTACGGCGTGACTGCGGTTGAACGCATAGGCACCCATGGTTTCCATGTCGCCCCAAATATCCTGAGCTTGATCATCCGTCAAACCGTGAGCGGTAGCCCCTTTGATAAAATCGTTTTCAAGGGATCTTACCACGTCATCGCCTTTTGCTTTAGAAATGGCTTTTCTAAGTATCGTGACTTTTTTGTTATCAAACCCTGCAACGTCCTTAGCAATCTGCATGATTTGCTCTTGGTACACCAAAACACCGTAAGTAGTTTGAGTAATTGCTTTTACCGTGTCATTGACGTAGTAAGGGGATTCTTTACCGTTACGGTTACGAAGGTATCGCGCAGTACCCCCACACTGCATAACCCCAGGGCGACAAAGTGAGGTTAGCGCTACGATATCCTCGAAGCTTTCAATAGTCATCTGATTGGTGATCGATTGTAGCGCTGCACCCTCAAATTGAAATATGCCAGAGAAGCGCCGATCTTGCAATACGTTAAAAGACTGTCTGCAATCCAAGTTTACTTTTTGGATATAATCAACCGTTTTGCCAATCATATCTAGGGTGGTTTGAATAACGGTCAAAGTACGAAGGCCTAGAACGTCTACCTTTAGAAGCCCTATTCTTTCAGCCTCAAATTTATCGATCTGTAGCGCACCAATTCTTTCATCCACTGCGCAATAAAAATTAAGTTCACGATCTGAAATAACGATACCTGCAGCGTGAACCCCTGAGTGCCTAACATGCCCTTCAATCTCTTGAGCGATGCGCATTTCTGGATATTGTGAAATAAACTCAATACCCTCTAGCGTTTCGTCGAAAGAATACCCTAAGATCTTTTTATCATCAAGCGTATCTTCGAGACAGTCTTTAAGTTTATTCAGTGCGTAGACAGGAACGCAAAGCGCCTTTTGCGTATCAATCAAAGCTGATTTTGCTTTGAATTTTGATAATGTCCCAAGCTTAGCAACCCAGCTATAGCCGTATTTCAATCTTAAATATCTAAAAATATCGTCTCTGTAATTGTCTGGGAAATCGATATCAATATCAGGGTAATCGTCTCGGTTTAAGTCAATGAACCGCTCAAACAATAAATTGAATGGGATTGGATCAATAAGGGTAATGCCTAAAACGTAGCAAACGAGTGAGCCACAAGAAGAACCACGACCAGCACCGACAATCATTTTTGCGCGTGCGTATTTAACAAGATCATAAACAATCAAGAAATAATCTTCAAATTTTTTGCTTTTTAAAACAGAAAGCTCAAACTGTAACCTTGTTTTATAAATAGGATTGCTTAGGTCAATCATATCTTTGGCAGCGTCAAAAACAATAACATCAAAGGGCTTATCTGTTTTTGGTTTAACGATTTTAGCATTCTTAGCAAGAGTAACAGTGTGCGAGCCGATATAGTCATTATGTTCGTTAGGTTTGATTTGTGAGATATCTCTTTTTCTCAAATGAAATTCAAAACCTTGATTCAATTGTGGGTTTTGTTGCCCTACTGCTACTTGATAAGCATACTCGTCGCTGGCTTTTGGGTATAGGTTAGAGCAGGAATACACAGCTTGCGTGTGCCAGTTTTCGTAATAATCTAAAAGCTCGGGTGTTTTTTCTAAATAAAAATGATTTTTCTTGCGTAGATCGTGCATGATATCAAAGATAACTACAAGATTTTCACCAGAGAGAATAGCCACATTGTCCGATAAACCAAGGACGGCATCAAAACCTATCCTTGGGTAGTAGTAGTATTTTTCAGTTGCTAAACCTACAAGGTCATTGATTTCATAAATACCGTTTTCGTTAAGTGCGATAAAAGACATGTGATTACATTGCGTTCTTTCTCTGTTGTCGGCATCAGGTACAACGGCGAGCTCAACACCAAAAACAGGCTTTATATTTCGTTTTAAGCATTCGCGCTCCCACTCATAAAATCCCCATGTGCCGTCCCTATCACAAATGCCAGCATATGAATGGCCTTTTAATAGATCCAGAATATCTGGGATATTACCGTAAGCGTGGCGAAAGCTATAGCCTGTTTTAATTTTGATGTGCATGATTATTTATTCTTGGTTTTCTAAATGATTGCATACATGACTTACCAATTTTGAAACTTCAAAATCTATGCTTTTTAAGGTCTCAATTTTTAGGATTTTATGTGTAGTATACCAAAAAGCTAATAGATCCATTTCAATACCATTTGTTGCAAGAAAATTAGCTATTGCCTCTTCATCATTATTGAGATAATTAGAAAAAGATTCTTTAACCGCTTGTACTATGCTTATATCCTCTAAATTTTCCTGTTCATCAAAAAATTTTCCTAAAGAATCCAAAAGCATTTTTTCTAAGTCTATGTCGATTTGCATTTTACGATCTCCCCTTAAATAGTTTGATAACACATTCAGCAAGTGCTTGTGTGTCGTTCATGGCTCGGTGAGCCTCTTTGATTTTCTTCTTACAAAGAAGTTCATACATATCTGCCAGTTTTAACCGACGTCCTAACAACCGTTTAGACCGCTCAACCGTGCAAATAATTTTCGTTGGCATAGGAAACTCGTCTTCTTTCCCAAGCCGTTTTATCTCGTTTTTTAACATCAGATAATCAAATGCAGCATTGTGAGCTATCATGGTGATATCGTCTGAAAAGAAACGCAAAAGGTCATCGTAATAAAATGAAAACGGTTTTTCATTTTTTAGCATTTCGTCCGTGATTGACGTGATGCGGGTTATTTTAGGCTCTAATGGAAAACCAGGGTTGCAAAGAAAAGTCATTGCGCTTATTTGCTCAAACGTTTTATCATCAAGTTTTATCGCTGCAAACTCTATGATGCGTGGCTGCCTTTCAAGTGGGGTGGCTAACGCATTCAGAAGCCCTGTTGTTTCAGTGTCAAGTATGATCATGTTTAATAACTTACAGGAACATAAACAGTTTTACTGTTCTTAGATTGCAAACCTTTGACAAACTCATAATTGATTAGATCATCATTCAAGCTTTTGGATATAATTTGATTGGATGCTGAAATGGTTGTGGCATTTAAGATTTGTATTTTCGCTTGTTCTTTGGCTGTCCAATAACTATAAAAATGAGAAATGAAACAGCAGAACCAGACAAACAAAACTAGAAAAGTGATGAAACCGCCTGCAATGATTGCGATGCCGTAGTAAGCTTTAGGTATAGGTAAGTTTTTATTGAGCATTTATTTTAATCCTTTAACCCCTAACAAGTAGGGGTTGGGGTTATGTTAAAACAGGTTTTTTGGATCAGCTTTCTTGATTTCTGGCTCTTGTACGTCATCCATAGAAGAATCGGAAAAATCTTCTTTTTGTTCTGTTGTTAAACCAGACAAGTAAGACTTTGCAAGTTTATGTGCTGCTTTAAATAGAAACTGACCGTTTTCTAAAGATAACGTTTCGCATTTTGGAGACATTGCAATTGTCTTAAAATCACCTTTAACGCCATTTTCTGTAACTGTTTTTAAATTATAAACAGTGTAGAAAACAGACGGAGGGCTGAGAACCACGCCATTTGAAAGTTTAACTTGAGTCTGCATAAGCATATTATACCATTGCTTGCCTGATTTTCTTTGACCCACTCTCAAGTGTAAAAGTGCAGGGCGAGTAGATCCATCATCTTTCAAAATTAAAAGCAAAAATTTCCAAGTTTTTTCAATGATGTTACCGTTAGGTAAAAAGTAAGCATTCTTTTGCTCATCAAATTTAGCTTGTGCCCAGTAACCCATATTGTTTGAGTGATCCTCAACAAATTGAGAGAATTTATCAGACATAGTTTTAGGTTTTAACTCGATAAGCTTTTGCTCAACATTGACAGGGATCACTGTTATTTCGCTTGGTAGAAGTTCTTTTGTTGAAGTATTAAAAAACATACCTGATTCAGCACCTGGAACATAAGCAGCCTTATCTTTTTTCACTTGATCAGACATATCTTGCAAAATTTTGATATAAGGTAAACTCAGTTCGCTTGTGTCGACAGATTGAAGTCCCATGCCTGCTATTTCAGATAAAAACTGATCATCAACCAAAGCCACTTCATTATTTGTTTTTACGTCTATTTCATTACTCATATTATTATCTCCGAATGTTTATAATGTTAAAGCTAGACATAACACGATTGCCCTTCAGCAGATAAAGGGGGTTGCGCCTACTGAGAGTCAGCGATCATGTTTTGAGAGCGTCTAGTACCCTATAGATAAGCCTCCTTTGGGATTACAAAAAGGAAAACCCCTCCTGCTGGCTTAGTTATTTCTTAGTTATTTTAACAATGTTCCCTTCATACACGTTAAATGTTTCACGTGGAACATCAACACCAGACTCAATCAATTCTTTGATGGTTGCGTTAAGTGTCATAAAATGAACATTGTCATTGACTTGTGCTTTTACGCCAATCTTATTAAGCGCGCCAAGCACTTCTTTTTTGTAATCAGTGTCTTTACCAACATCGATATTGATTTCGCTTTTGATGATACCCCCAAGGTTGTTAGCAACAAGCCAAGCAAGGGCTGCATCTCTGCGCTCAAGCAATGCTATTTTTTCCTCACCGCGTGCATTTTCAATGGATGAAAAAGAGGGTATATTTGAATTGATAACTTTTTGTACCTTTACCACTTCGCCTGTTTCGGTAGTTATATTCATGATTCCCATATCAATAAGCATACTAGGAATGATATCAGTCTCTAACTTCTTCAATTGCTCTTTCTTGTTTTTCAAAGCAGACTCAAACCATTCAATATCTTTTTTGATACCAAGGCACGTGGTTATCATATCCCCAACAGTTGAAAGAGCGTTGTTGTCTAACTGCTTAAGTTGGTTGATCTCATCGGTCATTTGTTCTATGTTCATTTCTTTTCACCTTTGCAGCGACAGCATTTACAGCAGCAACATTGTTTAGGTTTTCTATTGTCAATAATTTTCCCTTCAAAATATTTATCAACTTCAATTTTACTATTATCATCAGCATAAACAGTGCTTTTGTTGTAAGCATAAACAGTGCTATTATCATCAGCATAAACAGTACTATTGTTGTAAGCATAAACAGTGCTATTGCTGTAAGCATAAACAGTACTATTTTTGTAAGCATAAACAATATCATAACCAGAAGCTTCAACTAAACTATCTCTAAAAACTTTTACCGGCATTTCTTTTCTCCTTGTTGTTTAGCTGCAAAAAATGGTATAAACGAAAACCAACAATCACTCGCCTACTTTGTTTTTTGCAGCTGTGGTCATACTAAAACTTTACAAAATTAAAGTCAACATAATTTCATAAATTATTTTTATTTACAAAATAAATAATATACCATATGATGATTTATAGTATACCAAAAAAGGAATTAAAATGCTGACAGATGCATACAAAATTTTATTAAATGTTTTGACCATAAAGGATCATCACCTAGAAAATTTGCAAAAAAGAGGTTTTGATTTACAAACAATTGCATCAAACGGTTATAAATCTTGGCCGTATAAAAAGGCGCAACTTGTTGATGAATTTTTAAGGCAATAC